CTACTTCAGTGCATGTGTGAGGAAGGAGTTGAACCAAGATGCATTAAGCAAAACCCAGGGATCATTAATCAGGCACTCCTCGATTGCTTCATATAGCCCCCCAAGATCGAAGGTTCCAGGTTCCAGGTTGTCCCTAAGTGCCTGAACAATGAGAAGCAATTTTCTAGATTCAGCCGAAAACCCCTCAAGTTGTGGAGACGCATATAGACTGTTGAATACAGATTTTGCCAGTAAGGTCCTGCACACTTTCCCAATAGAGCCTTCCTCCACTCCCCTGGGTGACTCTCCGATTGGCCATGTTTCCGATTTGTTTTCAAAGAATTCCTTGGTCATGTCTTTCTCTTTGACAGAAGACTCGGCCTCAATCATGCTCTCAATCTGCTGAAGAGACTGAAGAAGGCAGCGCCTCATTTCCATGCCCCATTTCATCTTGATCTTGGAGGTTCCATTGGTTCTCACATATAGGAACATGGGCCTCGACACTTGGCCTATCGCAGTCCTCAAGAGCATGTCTCCTATTTCAAGAACACAGTATTTTTCCCATTTGTGTGGCTCCAGTCTCGGGTCAGTGAGTGAGAACTCCATACTTACAAAGTTCACCACATCAGTATCATTTCTCAAATGAGACCTTCCTTTTATAATGAACCCATACAGGTTTGTTTTCCGTCTTCCTTCTTTGGTCCTACATTTGCTTATCATTGGGATCAGCTGAAAGTCATCCATGGCTGCACAGGATGCATTGAGCAAGGCCGTATTTATGTACACTCCCTTCATTATGTATTCAGTAGCCCTGCAGTGGGACACTTCTGCTGTAAAATAGTTCCTCCTCATGCTTGCGATATGTTCAATCGGGGCAACATCTTCTCCTATTTCATCAAGTTCTATCCAGCTTGAATCAGTCAATTCACATGCCTTATTGAATTCATTTTGGACCCAGCTTGCTAGAGATCTGGGCTCTGGCTCATCACTGTCATACTGTTTAAGGTCTCCAACATCTTTGCAGTCATCAAAGTCTACTTTTTCTGGTGCCATATTTTCACCGAGTGCCCACTTCAATTGGCTTGTTCTCTTCATGTTCTTTGTCCTTGGGATCTTCTCTTCATTTTCAATGTCCTGTAGCTCTGCTAGCACCTGCTTCCAAGCCATGAGGTAATTGGGATTTATGCCTTTCTCATGTGGTTTGACTATGTTAGGCTCTTTCCAGCCAAAGAATGTCTTCATGCATTTGATTGCATCATATAGTGGTATTCCCTCCCCCTCGTGACTCGGGTCTTCAATACTTAATTTCAGAGCATCCATCAGCAGGAACTTTGACCGCTGATGGCAAAGAGGCCCATCAGGCAATCTGAGGGGGCGTGGTGTCGTCCTCAAGAATGGTTCAATTTTGGCGTTCACTTCTTTTGACATTTGGGAAAGCTTGCCCTCAATGCAGCCGTTCGGCTCGAATCCATCTACATAGGCTCTAAAGTTTTCAAGGCTGGGGAAGTTCGGTGGGAGACTTTGGTCGGCAAGCTTGCGCATAGTTCCTGTAATCTCAAATTTTTCTTCAATTGTCTCTTCGCCTCTTTCGGACTGACGAAAGGAATCCCATAGACTCCTACTGGCCATTTCTTGTCTTATAGTGAAAAGCCTAGTTTTGATTCTTGCCCTGCTCTCTTCGTCAAGGGTGTAGTCCGCTTTGGTGGCCATCTCCTCTCCAGTGAATGAAAAGATGTGAATGTGTGTCTTCTCAGATTTTATTTTGTTGGCTTTCTCTAGGTAATATATGTGGACTTCCCTCCGTGTTACTCCAATTTCAATGAACCGGTTCTCTTTGTAATCATACAAATCAGGAAGAAATTTAGGCTTCTCTACCCCTGTTGTGTTACATATACTGTTCACCACTGTCCAGGCCATGATTCGGTCTCTTCCTTCAATTATCTCAAATCGGTGCTTCAATAGTGCATTCGGGTCACCAGATTCTACAATTATTGATTCACCCCGTTCGTCGATGAAATGGAAATCCGAATACATGAAACAAACTTCCAAATGTGTGCATATTGCAGCAAACTTGTTAGTTTCGATTTTCGGATCTTCCCCATATTCTTTCATTGCCTTTYCCGCAAGCTCGACGATCATTGGATTGAAGCATTGTCGCACAAAGTCTTCCAT